CCCACCACGGTCAATACGGCGGAGAAATCAACACCCGCCCGTATCATTACACCGAAGAAGACCTTGCCGAATTGCGCGACTTCATTCAATCGCTCCGAGACGCCGGCGGCTACCTAATGTGGAATGAAGGTTTCGATGCTCACTTCTACGTCAAAGATTTTGACCTTGACGTCATCAAGAGGCTGTTCGCGTTATCCTATTATACCGCGGTTCCCGTGAAAAAGATTTTCGACTTTCCGGAATGGTGGGATACAAAATATCTTGCCCCGACCCCGACTGCGGACGTGGTGAAGCGAGCACTTGCGGCAGATTCTCTTGAAAACTTCCTCAAGGTATTTAGCAATGGTTCCGACCGCGGGCACATCCGCTATTGGCTTAATTGTGTTTCCATTGAGAAAATTGGCACTGTTGAGTTTCGCATCTTCAACTCTTCATGGAATTTCGAGGAAACGCTTGAGACCATCAAGTTCATGTTCTCTTTCGTCGAGTACGCCTACCTCCATGAGGACATGGAAGAGTATAAGACGCTCACCACGGTCGAAAAGTGCCTATCGGCATTTCATATTGACCCGGAGAAGATTCCTCGCAGACATAAGCCCCTCCTTTGGGCAGCGGAGCACTCTGACAACACCACGGTCGTTGGCGAGATGTTCAAGAAGTCGAACCGGATGCTGTCTTACATCAAAAAGGCGTCCTCGAAATTCGATGTTGTGCGCGTGGTGAACTCCTATTATTTCGACATTGAACAGGTCATCAACCCGCGAGAAATCGTTGTCTATACGAAGGAGTATTTCATTTACCTGCTATTTAAGGCTATCAAGGGTGAAATAAAAGAGCTTACATTCGACGAAGAATATAGCTTCCTCAACATCCAATCTGATAAACCGAGTGAGATTGTTGCGACCCTGCATTTGTTCAATGCCATCAAAAAGCACAAGAAGTCTGACGACATATACCATCAAGGGCTGTACCGGGACTTTGTAGGTAAGTTGGAATACTACACCAAGAAATATAGCGAGAAATACCAGAAACTCGTTGATAATCTATCGGCCAAGAACATTTCGGTCAAGTATTGCTCAGACCTTGAAGACGCGATTCTGGACTGTGGAAGCGACGACCTTGTGATTTATCAATCGGAGTTTCTTGCATCCCTTCGGGCGGCCAGTAACGCGATGGAAAAAGCCCTTACCGAGGATTTCGGCATCCAAGAAAGGAAACGAACACATTACGCATCCATCGACGAGGAGCGCGTTAGCTATCTTGCGATTACTCAACATCAATACATGGGCCGCAAGAAGGTTTTTCGCGATGGCCGCACTTGTATCTATTCCAACGCTACTGAAAGTGGTGATAACAGTTTCAGCAAGCGTACCATCGTACCTCTCAAATATCGTCGTCTGCCGGATGATTACCAATTCTCGGACAAAAGCCGGATTCGGTTCATGCGGGCCAGCATGAGTGAAATCGACTACCTCCGAATGATTTACCTGAAGAAAGACATCATCCTCGGTTCGGCTCCGTTCTGCTATCTCTGGTTCATCGACGACTATGTGTTCGGAGCGAGCATGTTTGACTTTATGAAGGTCGATAAGTACGGCACGGACGCCGTGTCCATGAAGAGCGACTTCGTGATAGACCATCCACTCCAGAAATTGAGCAAACTGCTCATCATGGGGGTTCTCTCAACCGAATACCGCGACGAGTTGTGCATCCGCTTCAAAACGGAGGTAGGCCGCATCTGCACCTCTGTTTTCACCGATAAGCCGGTGTCGATGAAATACCGCGGGGTCTTCGACCTCGACGAACGTGGCATCGGTAAGCTCTACTACAATCAAGTGGCTGGCAAGCTCGGTACACTTGATTCGATAATGAAGGAATTTCTGAAACGATTTTACAAGAGCAAGTAGTTATGGATGAGCGAGAAATGACAATCAATGCGGCAAAGGAGTGTGTAGCAAAGGCTCTCAAGGGGAAAGCAAATGAAATAGTTTGCCTTGACTTTCCGTGTGCGCTGGTATGGGCTGAAAGCATCGAAAGTGGCGTAGATAACCCTATGACGTCCGACTTACCCGAATACGCTGTAATAGACAAAGAAAGCGGAGCAATACGATGGACGGAATTTTCCGACCTCCTGAACGCCGACCAACGCGCCATGATAAAGGCGAGTGCGGCAATGTGCGCCTCCAAACGTGCCGGATTGGTGCATTACACAATAGGGTCTGAAAGAAGATAAGCATTTGAGATTCATTAACCATAGAGCAATGAACAAAAAGACAATCAGAAAGAATGCCCGCCAATTCTGCGGATGCCCCGATGCTGGCATATCGTGCTCAACCTCGTGCAAAGATTCCTGTTGTGTCATGCGGGAGCGATACGATGGCTACATCGCTGGTTATGAATCCTGCCATACACGCCTTCGGGTGTTCGCCAATCGCGTCTATTCCATTCTTGGAGTAAAAGCACTCAACGGATGCGACGACAAGACGTGGGACAAGTTCTGCAACGGTAACGGAACGGACGTAGGTAATGACATGAACAGTCTTGTAAGGACAGCTCAAAAACTTTCAAAATAACATGGGACGATTCAAAATAGCAGAAGTACAACTTTCCGACATCAAACTTGTCGAGAAGAACGCTCATTTTATGAGCAATGACACATTCACAGCTCTCGTGAACAACATCAAGCGAGACGGGCAACTGTCGTCGGTTCCGTTTTGCGTTCGGCACGAAGACGGAACCTATACTGTCGTTTCCGGCAACCATCGTACCCAAGCGGCTAAACAAGCCGGATTGGTCTCGATTCATGTCATGTATGTCGAGGAGGCCGAGACAACACGCGATTGGCTCCTTGCAACCCAGCTATCTCACAATAGCATCGTAGGTCAAGATGATGCAGAAATCCTAAAACAGCTTCTTGACGAGATTCAGGATGTTGCGCTGAAGGAGTACGCCCACATCAGTAATGAAATTCTGGAAGGAGTAAAAGACATCGACTACACCGTGGAAATGCCCAACAACGAAGTCGTGCCCGTAACCCTTATGTTCGTAGACACCAGCAAGGCCGCACTCGACCGCCTTTTGGAAGAACTGGAAGCCTATACTCCAGCGGAGCTGGAGAATACAATCATCATGGACAAGAACTACATGAAGCGGCTGAACGAGGTTACAGCGAAGGTATCGAGCCGATTCAAAATCAAAGCACAGGCATTGAGTGTATGCAAAATGGTTGAACTTGTAGACAATTTGTTGGATGGCGGACGAGAAAACAACGCGACCGAGTAATGTAGAGAAAGCAGAAGCGAAAAAGTCTCTTACCACCAAACGGAAGAAGAAACTGTTTCTTGAAGCACTCTCTAAAAGGCTGTTGAATGTTTCGGCGGCCTGTAAAGTCGTGGGCATATCTCGCAATACTGTGTATCGTTGGAGGGACGAAGATGACACCTTCAAAAAAGATTGGGATAACGTGGCCGAAGAGTTCTACGACAATATCGAAACGGCCATGTTCTCCAAAGCCACCATCGACAAAGATACCACGATGCTCATTTGGCTGTCGAAGACCAAGATGAAGCACCGTGGGTATGTTGAGAAGACAGAGACCGACTTGACGGTTAATCCTTTCCTCGAATTGATGAAAAAAGCAACATCAGATGACAAAGAGTAACGAAATATGGATTCCCGTCAAAGGTTATGAAGGGTATTATTTTGTCAGTAATCTTGGCCAAATCAAGAGTGCCGACAGAACCATCACCCGTATAGACGGAAACCCGCAACACTTCCGAAGTCGCATTCTGAGACAAGCCGTAAATAGTAGTGGATATTGTGTCGTACAATTATGTATCAATGGGTTGTGCAAGACAAGAATGGTTCATCATATTGTCGCTTCAGCATTTTTGAATTATGATTCGACATCTGGACTTGTTGTAAATCATATCAATCATAATAAGATGAATAACTCGGTAGAAAACCTTGAAGTTGTCACCCATCGGTACAATAGCAGTTGCCATAGATATTTACAAGGGAAGACCAGTAAATATGCCGGAGTGCATTTTGATAAGCGCAAAAAGAAGTGGATGGCGCAAATTCAGATTTGCGGCAAACGAAAGTTTCTTGGTTATTATGATACGGAGAAAGAGGCCGCTAATGTGTACCAGAAAGCTATTCCGAATAGCACTTCGGACTGAGTGAAAAAAAACTTGCAATTCGCTGAAAAATAAATAGTTATCTGTTTGGTCAAAAGTTACATTCTTTGTAGATTTACATATCAATAAAAGAACAATAAACAACTAAAAGACAGATAGTTATGGTACGAGGCACTGTAAAGTTTTTCGGAGACAAGGACGACAAAAACACCTACCAGTTTGAGGTTGAAAACGGATGTTTGTATGTGATTCGAAATTTCAGAGGGAACGAAATGGAGAAAGACCGTGTTGCTTCTGGTTGGCCGCTTGCGAATGCTTTTGGCCACCCCAGCCTGTGCATCGACGGCGGAACCGACTGGTTTGTTTATCCCACGAAAGAGGCCTACGACGAGATTAAGCAAATGATGTCCGATGTCGACTAAAACAGAGCGAGCCTTGTTAATGTTCCGTGAAGGTGATTTTCGCGGCGCATTTTCGATTTTCTCTACCTTCCGGATGGGATTTACCAGAGAAGAGGTTAGAACGCTCCAAATCGCCTCGGAGAGTCTCGGAGGGCACGCCGGATTTTACCGGAGTATCGGAATAGATACGAATGCCGAGGTATGCAAAGCCAAAGAGTTGATAAGAACCAAATACACCAAGAGCAATGACGAGTAAAGAGAGTTTTGACGAACTTCACGAGATTGAAGCTCGACTGAAGAACTGGTAAACCCTTGAAGAAAGGGATGAGATGGAAAAAGAGCGAGAGCAGGCCATTAAAGACCTTGTTCCGGAGGTTGGCTTGAAATGCACAATCTGCTACTATTCGGACTATCGGGCCGCTAC